AAACGAACCAGATGCAGTAATATCTCCTGAGAATGTGGGGTCACCAGAGAATGTCTTGTTTCCGGCTATGGTTTGGTTGGTAGACGTATCAACCGCCCCACGAACTCCAGAAACATCAACGCAATCCCCGGTTGGGTCAAACCCCAAAGCAACGGCAGTAAGTGACCCCGAAAGGCTGCCGGAGTCAAGTGTTACCGTCACCGTAGTATTCGGTGCGCCGTAGGAACTGGAGGCCACTTTTCCGTACAGTGTGCTGGAGTCGGTGCACTTGATCGGGCGACCAGCTACATATATGGCAGTAACATCAGACGCAATGGTGAACGTAGTAGTTGACGCATAGGTAACTGTATGCCCCCAGTCCCGCCACTCACGCCCCTCGTACTCGGTCCTCAACGCAGCCATCATTGCCCGGGCGGAACCGTTTACCGTGGAAGGAGCCTGACCTTCCAGCCAGTTGATTGAAGCGTCTGCGTCGTCGTTATTGCCAGCGGTCGTGGACCAGTCTTTAAGTGCCATTTTGTTTTATCTCACCATTTTTTGTGGTACTGTATAAAAATACAATGAAACCATACCAAATTGCGGCATTTCTCTACCCGTTCGTACTGCTCGCCCTGTCGTTTCTTGTTCTTAACCCAATCAAGAGGCTAATCGAGCGGCGCATGAAAAATGGCAGGCTTAAGAAGCTACTCCTGCGCCGCATAAATTGACGGCGCGAGAAGCCCCAACATTCTCGGGTTCGTTGCGTCAGCCAGTAGACCGGCATTAGCAAACGGCCTGAGCATGTGGTACTGGACGGCTGGATTCTTAGCCATTCTGGCGATAGAATGAAATGCTGGCCTTAAATAAAGGCCAATGGGCACTCCAGCAATGGCGCCGGGGCCACCGAACAATGCCCCGCCAATAGCCCCCACGGCCGCACCGGGTCCGTATCTCTTTAATCTTGCCAGGATCTGGTTTTTCGCCTCCCCACCACTCAGCCTTTCAGCGGCCAACTTTGCAGCGATAGCAGGCTCATCGTCGATAGCTTTTACAAATGCCGCTGCGGCGCTTTCCTTGGATGCAGCAGCAGAAGCAAGGTTGTCGGCAGACTTTTCTGCAAGTTCTTTGCTTAGCTTGTCGTAAATAGCCCTTTTCTCTGGGCTAAGCAACCCCGCCGCCTTCAAGTCGCGCAAGTTTTCTATCTGACGGTAAGCATTTTGCGCTTCCCTTCCTGCCAAGCTCCGGGCAGATGCAGTCTGCGAAGCGGCATCTTTGGCGGCCTTTTCGGCAACCTTCAACTCCAGTCCGGCCATCTTGTTTGATGCCGCAGATATTCCCTTCCCGATAGCCTTTCCAATACCAAACCCACCGACACCTAGTGCCGCGCTGGTTGCCGCGTTCTTAAACCTGTCCTCTCCTTCTACGGTAGGTTGTAGCGCTCCAAGACCGCCACCGATAAGCCCGGCCCCATATACTGTATTAGCTCCAGGGATAAAGGCGGCTGGAGCCGCAATGCCGACATTACCGAGTATATTCCCGGTAAACCCGGCCTTGGTACTCATCAGTTCCTTGTCGCGCTTCCTTGCGTCTGCTTCCTCTTGACTACCGACCAGATTAACCATCTGACCAGCGCCACGCCCTACATCGTAGATGGCCTTCCCGTATCCGGCCAACGTATTTGAAATATCGGCACCTATGGGGATGCCGGTATCGAAGTTGCTACCAAACGGGTTAAATACTTGTAGCGTATCTTCCGGCCTGCCGAGCGCAGATGACTTGCTACCGACCGAGGACGCAGACCGCGCCTTCCTTATTTCACGCGCAAGCATATTGGCGGCGGCTGAATCTCCAGCCTTGTCGGCATTTATTAGCGCCTGTTCCAATTCAGCAATGTCGTATGCCATTATGGTTTACCCGAATACTTCTTCAAAAGATCATCAACAGATGGATTACCGCCGGACGTTGCCCCGTACCGGAGTTTTTCTCTTGTCCTGCCGGAAGATTGGAAGAACTTATCTAACTCTCCCTTGTCAACACGATTATTCCACCTGTCAATGGCCCTGACGGCTATGTTCCGGCGCATCTCTGCCATCTTGATAAGTGTCTGCTTGTTCAGGGCGATTTGACCAGTCATCACGCTACGCATGAACTCACGTTCGGCGGGCGTATCCATACCTCTTGCGCCGATACCCAGAGACTTGATAAGCGGGAACACCTCAGATCCCATCATGGTGTCGAGGATTTCCGTATCGGAAACCTTCTTCCCAGATTTCTCGCTTTCAGTTACCAGATTGATCACACGCTGGACGTTGTTCCTGAACTCTGCGCCCATCCCGGTAGTAGCGTCAGAAGTTTTCAGGTGGCTGAGCAATTCGTCTATCTTTGTGATATTTTCTACGGCAGAATTAACCGTATCGTATTGCTTTACGTCTGCCTCGCCCGTATCCCCGCCAACTTTCTTACCGTATTCGATGCCAGGAGCAGTTCTCGCCTCAACCCCTGCTTTCCCTTCGGCTGCGGCGGCGGCCTGCGCCTGACGAACATCAGGACGATTCTCTGGCGACAAACCCTTCCCAAGGGATTGCCCTGTAACCGGGTTTTTGTATTCTGGGCCGAGGTTTAGCCATTGCTGCGCCCGCTTCATTTCCAGATATCGTTTCTGGTCATCTGGCGTGAGACGGTTATAGTATTGCCACTCTTGGACAGATGACGGGCCTGATCCGCCGGACATTAAATGGTGCATTTGCACCCTCTTTAATGCCTGATTCGTATCAAGTTCCTCCCTTCCTGTCCTTCCGCTCGTATATCCCTGCAACCCCATCCCAAGGGCTTGGCCCATGCCGACTGGAGTCTTGGACGGCCCAGATGCCTGCAGGAGAGCCGACGCAGCACCCAGAATCCCCTGAGTATGTGGGTCATCCCACCCACCACCCAAAAGCCCGCCAAGCGGCCTCTCAGGCTGTTTAGCGGGCTGTTGGGGTATCCCAGTGTACCCCGGCATGGACATATTTGGTGCTTGGCCGGGATAGTCTGAATCGAGGCCAAGGATACGTCTAAGATAGAAATTATTGATAACGTTAGGCATTACCGGCCCCCCAAAATCCCACCGCCAAGAGCAGCCAACCCAAGCCCCCACGGGCTGGCTACGCCAAGCATGCTCGCTAATTGCGCGCCACCTAGCGCACCGCCAAACATGCCAGCCCCCTTATTTTGGTAAAGAGGGGATGTTTGCGTTCCGCCAGCACCCAAGTATGGCTGAGTCATCGCTTGGTATCTCTGTAGCTGTTCCCACGGAGAGTCTTGGCCAAATTGATGACGCGCCATCGCCTCATTGATCCCCTGCTGGTCCATCGCCTGACGGAACCCGCCGACCTCGGAGAGCTTGTTGGAATCGAGGTAGGCCAAGTTCGCCATCTGCGGCAACATGCCAATAGCGTTCATCTGGTTTGCCCGCTCCTGCCCGTATTGCGATGCGAACGAATCAGCCAGCGCCTGCGTCATCCCGATGTTTGCAAGACCGGAATTGCTTCTTCCAAACTTGCCGAACATGGATTGAACTTGTGGCTGTATGCGCCTTTGGGCAGCGTCTAGTGCGGCGTTAAAGCCAGAACCACCGTAGAGATAATCCCCCCTGGCGGTAGCGGCATTTGCGTTGATTGCGTCCATAACGCCAGGAGTACCAGCACGCGCCATGTTGGCCTGCATGTTCATCGCCTGCTCCTGCTCGGGGGAGAAGTTGGCGTATGTCTGCCCAGAGTAGAAGGATGGAGTCTGCGTGTTATACAGATTCTGCGCCTTGCTCATCACGTCAGTGGCGTAAGGCTGTGCCGGTGCCCAAGGCGATGAGGTGACGGTCTGTTCTTTTGGCTGTGATTTCTTGCCCATTATTTTCCTACCCTGTTAGAGTTCTTTTCTTAGAACAACGTGGATCTTCTTGAGGCCAAGTAATTTTTCCCAACCGGGCCTCCCGGTTATCTCGATGGCAGAGCAACCAATGGCCCTGCCCCATTTTGCGAGCTCATCTACTGCGAATGTCGCCCAATCCCGCGCACCTTCGCCGCCACAGAAGTCTATGGACAGGATTCTGGTATCTGGGCATTGGGTAATAGAGGTGACGATGGCCGCTTTTACGTCACCATCAATCACGACATAAAGCTGGTGGGATTCGTTCTTAATGGAGTCTTTCAGGAAATCCAGACTCCACTTTCCGTATGAGTAATCAACGGCGTCCGACAGGTACTTTTCTACCTCCGGCCAAACCTTGTCTACATTTTCCTTCAATACACCGGCCAACCTAGCCGATGACGACATACTTGAACGTCCTGTCTACTTGCGCGTTATTGGCGTGGTTGATCGTCACCGATCCATCGCCTGGGGTTCCAAAGTAAAGCGTTGCAAGTTCAGCCGCGGCGTTGGCCGTCGTCGGTTGCAGCAAAATAACGGAGTCAGCGCCGATCCGTTTGTCTGACAAAGTAGAAGTTGCCGAACTGGCTGTTAGCGTGATCGATCCGCGATTATTTGTTTTCCCCTGTAGAATATTATTAATGGCATCCGAAAGTCTCGCCCGATGGTCCTTTTCGTCCGTCCATATTCTTGGGACAGCACTTGTAGTCTGGTTCATCTTTCACCGACCGGGACAGACTTGATAAACACACCATTTGCGCTGTCGAAATCCCCGGATATGTTGACCCGCGCCCGATGATAGCGGGAGTTGGACCGGACAGGACAAATACCGGAATCATTCTCGGCACTGGACCCACCCCACGTTACTGTCCCGGCCTGCGTCTCCCTTGTGCCCATTTGTACGGTATGTGTTCCGCCATCAACCAGTGGTGTCACTTCCGTGACTTCCGACCGACCACCAATAGCATCCTCTGGCTGGAATTCCCCGGTTTCTAATACCGCACTTAACGTGGTTCCATCGAAATACCCAAGCTGGTGCGAAGTATCAAACGCCCCAAGATGCAAGTTGCCGCCCATCCATGTGCGGGAATCAAGGGATATGGTCAAAGCATCAATGCTTGAACTAATGGAGTCCAGGCCATCCAGTGTCGTCCCAACAGACAACGCACTAAATATCATTTCGTGGTCAAATTCCGCTATGGCCCATTTCTTTGATGCCCAGTTATACATGATGGCCTTATCGGGAACACCGTTGACACTTTGCGATGACGGGTATGACCAGATGATTACCTTTGACTTTGGAATGGAGGTTGCCGTTATTCTGTAAAGATAATCCTCGTTCAAATCAGCGAGAAATGTCCTGTCCACCTTCCCGTAACCGATTGGGACAGATACGCCGCCGGAAGTCATGTAAAATCCGTCGTCAGACAGGAAAAATATTGCATTACCGACCGATACAACGGAGCGTTCTGCAAACAGCCCCCTTCCTTCCTCCAGCTTGTCGAACTGAAACACTGCTGGAGAGCCAACGTAAGTCGCCATCCAGATAGCACGTTCCTGGAAGATAATCGCACGCTCACCACCGACAACGGCCTGCACCCACCCGCCGTTTCCCTCAAGATCCTGATAATCCGCCTGCGTCGCGGCAGCTACCGTCCAATCAGTAGAGTCACCGAAGGCGCTCCACCTCACCCTATGCGGGACATTCCCATCAACACCGTCATAGGTGTTCCCGACCATGACAAAATCACGGACCGCTGCAATATGTCTTGCCTGCGGGGCAGATGCATCAAGATCGGCAAAAGTCGTGCCACCCAATGTCACTGCCTGGATGGCGTCATCAAAGTTAGTGGCAATACAGGTGTTCCCGAACTTGGCGAATTCCCAATACGAGTCAGTCACACAGGCATACCCTCCAACCTTGGAGCTATCGGTCATGGTCGTGCCGACAAGCCGGTATATCTTGGACGCATTTCCGGCATAAGTATGGATGTTCCCATCTGCGTCGTTCATGGAGACGGCACCACGACAATACGCATCAAGCGCAGAGGAGAATGACGAGAGCGAACTGAATTTCCCGTAACCAGACTCTAGCGGAATGACATTTTTAGCAGTCGTGGCACCGGGGCTGCCCAATGGAGGGAGGTCCGGCATCCAGTCACCGAATGTGATAATCATCGCGGACTCATCTCCAGGCCGGAACCGGAGAACTGCTCGTTACGCTCCTCGCGCTCGATACCGTCCTTGGCGTTTTGGTACATGGCCTCCCATGTCGCCATCCTCGCGTCATTTTTCAGGAATGGCTCCGCTTGCAAAAGAGCAGAGTAAAGCAATATTCCCGGCGCATTGGTGACAAACCAGTTCGTGGTGTTGGAATCCGATAGCGCAGAAAGCCTTGCGTAGTAGATTCCCTTTATCGTATAGGCAGAGTCTGGGTATGGGCCGAAGATGAAATTTGAACCCTCGCGAGCTATGAATGACGGCTTCCCGTTAGATGACCGCAAAGGGTATCTATCATAAATGAACTCCGGGTCGCACCTGTTCAGCTTTCGTGTCGGCGTACCGTTTACATAGGCGTGCTTTAATTCAATGTAATCGGATGGGACAGCAATGACGCCACTGGCAATCGTGTCACTGAGGGCCGTTTCCATCGCCCTGATTCTCAACTCTCGGTATATGCGATCTTCGCCAAGCCGAACAAAGTCCGCGACATACGAGGTCAAGTCGGCCCGGTTCAGCCAGTTCGCTACCGCCGTCTTGAGTTCGCTGTAGGTTGTA